TCCAAGGGTTTGGAGCTTCTGGGCTTCAACTACGAGGAGCGCAGCGAGCCGTTCCGTGGCGCGTCGGGGGTGACACACCCTCTTTTGGCCGAGGCTGCTACGCAGTTTCAGGCGCAGGCGTTCAACGAGCTACTGCCTGCGGGTGGTCCGGTGCGTACCGTGGTCATGGGCGCGGATACCACGGCCAAGAACCAGCAGGCGCAGCGCGTTCGCAACTTTATGAACTACTACATCACGAACGTGATGGAGGAATACACGCCAGAGTTGGATCAGATGCTGTTCTATCTACCTCTGGCTGGTAGTACATTCAAAAAAGTGTACTATGACGAGACGTTGGGCCGTGCGGTAAGCAAGTTTGTACCGGCGGAGAACCTGATTGTGCCGTATGAGACGGCTGATTTGGAGACTTGTCCCAACATTACGCAGGTTATCCGCATGTCGTTGAACGATTTGCGGAAGCGTCAGGTGTCTGGTTTCTATCTGGACATCCCTGTTCACCCCGGACAGGAGGAGAGCAACGAGGTTCAGGACGAAATTAACCGCATTGACGGTTTTTCGCCCTCTCAGATCGACTATGACTGCACCCTTTTGGAGTGCCATGTCGATTTGGACCTTGAGGGGTACGAAGAAGTTGACGAAGACGGCGAAGAAACGGGCATTAAGGTGCCTTATATCGTCACAATCTCGCTGGATAATGGCCAAATTCTGTCGATTCGCCGTAATTACCGCGAAGAAGACGAACTGAAGAAGAAAATTCAGTATTTTGTTCATTATAAGTTCCTTCCGGGCTTTGGATTTTACGGTTTGGGGCTTATTCACACGATTGGCGGGCTGTCACGGACCGCCACAGCAGCACTGAGGCAGCTTATCGACGCCGGAACCCTGTCAAACCTCCCGGCGGGCTTCAAAGCCCGTGGTTTGCGGATTCGCGACGACGACGATCCGCTTCAGCCGGGTGAGTTCAGGGATGTTGACGCACCGGGAGGGGCTATTCGTGACAGCCTGATGCTGCTGCCGTTTAAGGGTGCTGACCAGACGCTGTTCAGCCTGCTCGGTTTCGTTGTGGACGCGGGTCGTCGCTTCGCTACCATCACCGATATGAAGGTTGGGGACGGCAACCAGCAGGCTCCGGTCGGTACGACCATTGCGCTGCTGGAGCAGGGCTCGCGGGTCATGTCGGCTGTTCACAAGCGCTTGCACTACGCCATGCGGCTGGAGTTCAAGATGCTGGCGCGGGTGATGGCAGAGAGCCTGCCGGACGAGTACCCGTACAGCATTGAGGGCGAGGACTCGAGCGTCAAGGCGGAGGACTTTGACGACCGCGTGGACGTGATCCCGGTCTCCGATCCGAACGTGTTCTCTCAGGCACAGCGCATTGCGCTGGCGCAGACCAAGCTACAGCTAGCGTCTGCGGCTCCTGAATTGCACAACATGACTGAAGTGTTCCGTGACATGTACGACGCGTTGGGCGTTCGTGATGCGGACCGCATTATGAAGCGTGCCCCGGTCGATGAGCCGGAGCCCAAGGATCCCGCGCAGGAAAACATTGATGCGCTGGACATGATGCAGCTTCATGCCTTTGAGGGGCAGGACCATCAGGCGCACATCATGGCGCATCTGGTGTTTGCTAGCGGTCCGATGGTCGCGGCCAATCCTGTGATCGCAACGACGTTGCAGAAGCACATCATGGAGCATGTGCAGATTGGTGCCCGCGAGCAGGCGATTGTGGCGTTTATCCAGCAGTCCCAGTCGCAGCAGGGTCAGCCATTGGACGAGGAGCAGATGCTCCAGATGGAGGCTTTGGTTGCCCAGTACGTGGCGCAGGGCATGCAGCAGGTGCAGCAGCTTAGTCGTCAGGTCTCTGGTGCCGATCAGCCTGATCCGCTGGTTCAGCTTAAACAGCAGGAACTCCAGATCAAGGCGCAGGCCGAGCAGGCAGACGCGCAGGTCGATATGGCCAAGCTCAACCTCGACGCGCAGAACCAGCAGATGCGGTCCAATCAATTCCAGCAGCGGTTGGCAAGTCAGGAGCGCCAGACGGCGGCCCGTATCAACTCTGCTATGGAACGTGAACTTCTCAAACAAACTCAGCGCTAGGAGATAATCATGGCTGGTGTGAAGATTGTAACGAACAAGCCGGGTCCGGCTCCCAAGGCGGTTGAGTATGCCGACATCAAGGGTCAGGGCCGTATTCCGTATGGCAAGACCGCGGATGCGCCGATGGCTGGTAACGAGCCCCGCAAGATGACCATGCGTGGTGCAGGCGCTGCCCGTCAGGGCAAGAGCTTCATGGGGTGCTAAATGCCCTTGAAGAAAGGTACTAGCCAGAAGACGGTTAGTGAGAACATTCGCGAGATGACGAAGAAAGGCTACCCCCGAAAGCAGGCGGTAGCCGCTTCTCTTAGGCAACAGCGCGAAAGCAAGAAGGTGATGAAGGCGAAGAACGGCGGCGTCGTGGTCCGCGGTTTCAGCCCTATTGCTCGTCCCCAGTACTTCAAGGGCGTATTTTAGTCTAAGAGGGCCTTATGGACGGCGCTATCGACATAAGGCTGATTGTAACTCTCGGCGGCATTCTTTTTAGCGTTGCAGGAGCCGCTGCTGTTGGCAAAATGCAGATCAAGGTCATTCAGGATACCCTGAGTGATATTGAGGCCCGGCTCCGAAAGATCGATATCCGCATTGACCAGCTTGAAAACGCGGAAAGCGTCATTAAGCAACGCCTTGATATACTTGCCAAAATGAACAGCCCGGAAAACCTACGCCGGGATCATATGCAGATTGCCCATATTCTGGCGGATATCGCTTATCTCAAGTCTGAATCAGAGCGGATGCACAAGCTCCACAATGGCGCTCATCCGCCGATTGCAAGCGAAAGGAAGGGCGTATGAGTTTCAACATTCAGTCGATTGTCAGCGCTCTTGCACCGATCTTGTTTGCTGCGGTGGGCTATTTGATTGTGTCTCTCAACGAGCTTGAGAACCGTATCCAAAAAACCGAAGGCTACCTGATGCTTCTTGTGACGCCGCAAGGCGAGATCGTTGCATCGCCCGCAAACAGCATTGCGCGGCAGAAGCTACGCGAGGACTTCATGGTATATATTCACGATCACGAAGTGCGACTGAAACTAATGGAGGCGCAGAAATGATTGGTGCATTACTCCCAGCGGTACTTCCGCTGGTCAAGGATGTAATTGGCTCGTTTCTCCCGGAAGACCCGAAGAAAAGGGCTGAAGCGGAACGCAAGATTGAGGCGCAACTAACGGAGCACCTCGCTAAGATTGATTTGGCACAGCTTGATATCAACAAGACTGAGGCGGCTCACCGTAGTATCTTTGTGGCGGGCTGGCGGCCATTCATAGGTTGGTCCTGCGGCGTTGCGTTGGCATGGAATTATATCGCGCAGCCTATTCTAGTCTTTTCGCTTGCCCAGACGGGTAATCTAGTTGAGCTTCCAGCACTAGATATGTCGCAGATGATGCCGGTCCTCATGGGGATGCTCGGGTTGGGCGGCCTACGGACGTTCGAAAAGTACAAATCGGTAAGCAAATAGATGTCCCCGGAACTGCTGGAAAAGCTTCGTGAAGAACTGGCTCAAGACGAAGGGGTCGTATATGAAATATATTTGGACCATCTTTCTCTTCCCACTTTTGGTCTTGGCCATCTTGTGCGCCCTTCTGATCGTGAGTACGGCCAGCCTGTGGGAACGCCGGTCAGCGAAGAGCGCGTAAACGAGTGCTTTGCAGCAGACGTTCAAACCACACTGGACGACTGTGAAATCCTTTACCCCGACTTTGCAGAACTCCCGGATGAAGCGCAGTTGGTCATAGCCAATATGATGTTCAACATGGGCCGCCCGCGTTTGTCCCAGTTCAAGGGCATGAAGGCGGGCGTTGATGCGCGGGACTGGAACCGTGCCGCAGACGAAATGGTGGACAGCCGTTGGTATAGGCAGGTTACGAACCGCGCAGACCGTCTTGTTAAGAGAATTAGAGCTCTTGCTTAAATAAAATCAAATACCTAGTGACAGAATATATCTGACATGCTAGGAGACCATGTGAGCATATCAGAAGAGATGCGGTAACACATGGACGAGATCTTTTTTGCGGAAGCCACCTTTCGGGTCATCCGGGAAAGGAGAGAGAATATCCTCGATATCCTTCAGTACAACAACGTGAAGGACATGGAGCATTATCGTGAGCTCATGGGCAACTTAGAGGCCCTAAATCACGTCGAACAGGAACTCAAGAGCCTGCTAGATAAACAGGAGCAAAGCATTGACTAAAGCTAAGAAAGTGGACCTTGACGCCGCAAAAGCTGGCGTAGAAGGTCTTTCTTCTATTTACGAAGACCGTAAAGAGAAGGTTCTAAACCCCGATGCAATCGGGAAATCCCTCCTAGAACGCCTGCCGACCCCCACGGGTTGGCGTATCTTGATCCTCCCCTACCGGGGCAAGGGCAAGACAGAGGGCGGCGTCATCCTTCCAGACCAAGCCGTTGAGGAACAGACTGTTTCCACACAGGTCGGCTACGTCCTGAAGGTCGGCCCCCTTGCGTACCAAGACCCTGACAAGTTCCCTACCGGACCGTGGTGCGCGGAAAAAGACTGGGTCATGTTTGCCCGTTATGCGGGTTCCCGGTTCAAGATCGATGGTGGTGAGGTTCGTCTTCTGAATGACGACGAAGTTCTGGCCAAGATCCTTGAGCCCGAAGATATTCTTCATTTCTAGGAGAGCGAAATGACTGATGAGAATGTGATTGAGAATGATGACGCGCCAGAAGACGCGGACATCGAGGTCGAGGTCGAGGTCGAGGAGCAAGACTCCCCAGAAGCCCGGCTAGCCGCCGAGTCGGACGATTCTGACGACCGTTTTGACAAGGCTGAAAGCGCGGTACAGAAGCGTATTGATCGCTTGACCAAGAAGATGCGGTCTGCCGAGCGGGAGCGCGAAGAGGCGCTCAACTATGCTCGTCAGGTGCAGAGCGAAGCAGAGCAGCTTCGTAAGCGCATGGATGCTCTGGACAACAACTATGTTCAGGAATACAGCAGCCGCGTTGAGACACAGGTCGCGACCGCCGAGCAGGAACTAGCTCGTGCCATTGATCTTGGCGATACGAACGGCGTTATCGAGGCCCAGCGTAAGCTTACGTCTCTGGCTCTAGAGAACGACCGCGCCAAACAGGCCAAGATGCAG